GCAGGCTTCTCAGCAGATGGCGGAGAAGGGAGCGGCAGCGGAGAGGGCGGCGGCTAGCGCTAAGAATGCAGCAAGTGGCGGAAGCGAATCGGGGGAAAAGAATATTACCATAAATATGGGCGGACAGCAGATTACCCAGAACATTCAGGGGGATTACTCAATGGATGCTGAAGGAATGAAGAAGGGGACATTACAGGGCGCGGCAGAGGTTGGCGACAAGTCTGCTCAGGCAGTCATGCTTGCCTGTGAAAACAGAAGCATATGCTAATGAAGGCATTTCGCTCTTGTCGGGCATATTATGAGGTAATAGTGACATGGAAGATTTTGAAAAAGATGGAGGAGGCGGGAAAGTACAGCCTGTGTACATAGCTGTTCAGGGTTTTCCGTTGGTGCAGATATTTCCTACCAATTATACCCAGAAAGACCACTGTTCGTTGCTCGGGTCTCCTTCTGAATCGGGAACAACGCAATATGACAACAAGGTGACACAGCCGTCTACAGTCCAATTTACTGGCATAGTGAAGTCTACTCAAAAAGGGGTATTCAAGACTATACGAGATATAATGAAGAAGAATCGGCTATCCGACATCATCTGCCAGTTTCAGTCGAAAGCCGGGCAGATAGATAATATGATTATTGATTCCCTTGAAGAGGTCGGAGAGTCCAATAGGTATGACGGAATAGAAATACGGGTGTCCATGACGGAATTCCTAGAACACAACAAGCAACCCTAAAGGGGGCATTGTTTCATGACGGAACGTTACATAGCAACCACTGAAGACCAGACAACGGTTCTTTCCATAAATGGGAAGTCCTTTACCTTTAGATTTTTCGCATTTCGTGGTCTGATGTATGTTGACATTTCACGGAACGATGTCAGGATAGTGACAGGCAAGCGGATTATGGCTAATAGGTGGCTCATACCCGAATATGTAGCCACGGGCATAGGAAACATACGGTTCGAGACCTACAAGGCAGATGGGGACGACTATGTGTGGTATGAAGAGTTCAATAACAAGTTTCGTCTCGTTGCTTATAAGGCATCTGAGATAGAAGAGATGGAAGCCAAATCAATAGAGGGATAAGGCTATGGCTTCGTCTAAATACTTTGGGAGAGCATATAGGATAACCTTCACCAAGGGGAATGGAGGTTCGTCTACCGTATTCCAGACAGAGGACGGAAAGCCCGCTATGGACATCAAGTTCGACGTGACGTATGCACTTGGTCAGACGGCACGATTTGGGTCTATCTCCATTCTCGGATTGAAGTATGAGACTATCTCAGAATTCATTAAGCTCGCAACAATGGAAAGGGGCGCAGCACTAAGCGAGCGCATGAGAGTAAGGCTTGAGGTTGGCTACTTCTCTGGTGGTGGTAAACTGGTTGAAGTGTTGAATGGGTTTGTATATTATGCAACTGTCGCTTCGCCGCCCCAAATGTGGCTTAATCTGAAGATATCCGAATACGATCCTGATGGGGCAAAAGCAATCAAGATGGCAAACGTGACCTCTAATGTCCCGATGAGGGAATTCCTGACTCAGGTGACGGATGCTATATCCTCCCCAGACGACGGCGAAGGCATAGAGTGTACATGGGAAGACATGACAGAAGATGGTGTCGTGGACAGCGACGATGAAATAAAGACTATAGAGCTCAACGAAAAAGAGTCGCTTGGTGGCATAATAAACAAGCTCAATAGCTGCTACGACAAGGCACAGTTTATCATAAGAAACAGCCGTGAAGAAGATATCCTCGTCATCGAAGCTCATGACAAGGATGCAAAGAAACGAACTAAAGGAACTGTCCAGGTTGATGCGAACAACGGGCTCCTGTCGGTAACAGGACTTGACCCAGTAGGTGGCTGCGTCACGACTTTCATAGATGGAGGAGCAATAGATGAACTTTGTCGGCTGAACCTTACCAGCAAACTTAATCCGCAGGCGAATGGGACATATCTGATTATTAAGAAACAGTATGTAGGGCATTTCATGGGACAGGAGTGGTATACTAGGTACTTCTGCTCCGCTAGAGAGGATTAGTGGGTTTTATGATTGACGACAATGCACCAGAGACTCAGATAGAACCGGGATTCCAGAATGCCCCGAATGACCTTACGATTGCGATGAAAGCTTTCGGAACTGGGTTGATGAGAGGTCTTCATATCTGCTTCCCTGCCTGCGTGTATTCTTTCGATCGGACAACGCACATTGCAAAGGTAATGCCGCTAGTGAAGCAGGCCTTCTACAACGGAGAATGGATATACCTGCGAAGGCAGCCTTTCGACACCACTGTCAGAAATATCCAGGCAGGCGGTTTCACCATAGACTTCCCCCTCTTTGTCGGAGACACGGGCTGGGTATTTGCGAGCGACAGAGATACGCAGCTTCTTAAGCGTGAGGGGGCCCTTACCAATTCGGTTCTTGCTGCGGATAGGAACATCGCCACAATAGAGGATAAATACCAGCAGAAACCAAACACCTTGCAGATAAACAAGTGGACATTTGGATTCTTTCTTCCCGACAACTGGGGCAAATGGGAAACACATCGTTTCAAGGATAGCCCAGGTGTAGCAATAGGCAATGCCCTATACATAGGTTCGTCCATAGACACGGAAGATGAGGATGATGCCGGCGGCCAGAAAGGAGATGGGTATGAGCAGAAGACGACTTCTTCCGTTGTCCTGCAGAAAGGTGGAGGAGCCTATGTCCTATCCAGCACCAAGACAAAGCCAGATGACGCAAAGGGGCGTAGCCGGACCTCCAAGGTTTCGGTAGTTGGAGACACCGTTGAAATCGCCGTGAGCGACATGACGGAAGACACTCCGATAGATGCCTCCATAACAATAGGGACGGAATCTGGAATCGTCATACGTCAGGACAATCCGAAGGACAATCTAAACTTTATCGCTTCCGTGCAGGAAGATCAGTTCACGATGAGGCTCATGGACATAGAGAACAAGAAGACCGTGAGCATGGCGTTCGAGAATGGGCAGTTGGATGTCCACACGACAGATGCGGTGAACATCTTCTCCCAGAAGGACGTGAACATCAAGGGCGCGGAACATGCCTATGTAACCGCAAATGATGCCAGAGTGGTGGCAGAGGACACGGCATCAGTGGCTGCCAAGACCGTATCGGCATCTGCCGAAGAAACCGTGAACATTGCTGCTGGGCAGAAGATTAACCTTACTGCGCCTAATGCGATAAGTCTCGTGACGGCCTCAGATGTCACGATTATGGCGAAGAAGAAAGGCGCAAGCATAAAGGTTGACACCCTTTCGAAGGACGCTAAGATTGAGGTGAAATCAAAGGGAGATAATGCTAATATCAGTCTGGAGGCAGAGAAAGCCAACATCAGAATAAAAGCCCAAAAGGAAGTTGCGATAACCGGAGAGCAGGTTAAAATATCCGGGAAGTTTTCGGTTAGCGGAGAATCGTCTTTCTCTGGAGCTACGACCGTCAACGGGCATTCATTGAACTACAATACAGCACATGCACACTGGGTGTAATTTCGTTTCCTTTAGGGCAATAATTGAACAACCATGGACTACACCGACCTATACAACTTCCAGACGAGTACGGGCATAATCGTCCCGAATGATTCGTCCGTTCTTCTAGGGATTCAGAAGAAGTTTCAGGAGATATTCGGTACGGACATAGACCTGTCTGCCGAGACTCCCGTTGGACGTCTCATCGAGGCTTTCGCAGTTGTGGTGAAGACTACTCTTGGCATTACCGCCCAGACCGCAAACCAGTTCAACGTGAACGAGGCTACGGGAATCTATCTCGATGCGATAGCCCAGATATACGACTTGAAGCGGATAGCAGGTACAAAGACCAAGATTACTATCAAGTGCTACTTCTCCGACAATGTGACGGGCACGACCACTATTCCCGCTGGTTCTCTCATAATGAGCACGTCCAACGGAAAGATGTTCAGCATTGACAGCGCCATAACCAACACAGGAGCGGAGGTTGAGGAATCAACGGGGCGGCATTATGCGGTAGGCACCGCAACCGCAACGCAGACTGGACCCATCGTTGCGCCAGCGGGTACAGTCAACTCCATTCAGACTTCCGTGATGGGATGGAACGGCGTTACTAACATCGGCCCTACTTACACCGGTACCGACATAGAGACGGACGAGGCTTTCCGCAACCGCATAATGACTTCCCGCCCAGTAGGAATCGGTTTCAACACTCACCTTGTTTCCGCATTGAATAGGCTAGACGGAGTTTACTCCAACTGCGTTCTTGAGAACAACACCGGCACCGACATGGTGAAGAAGGACATTGTGATTCCGCCGCACTCCATATTTGTCGGGATAGACTGCATCGAAACCAACGACCTTCTCGCTGAGATTGCGGAGGAAGTTTCGAGGGCTAAGCCAATCGGGGTTGGAATGGTGCATGAGGGCGTTACCGCCGCAACTCTCATAAGCCGAGAGGTGAAGTACGGCTACAACAACGGCTATTCGCAGACTATCCATTTCTACAAGGCGAAGAAAACCGCCATCATGGTAGACCTCACGTACTCATTCGGAAAGTACACGGGAGACAACATCTCGAACGACATTGCGGAAGTCATTTCCGAATACGTTGATTCCGTAGGGGTAGGCGGAACCGTGTACGGCACGATGATAGCCAACGAGCTCATCAACCGCCTTAACATCGGCATCGGGACTGTGTGGCTGCAGAAGGAGGGCAGCAACATTCCCGCCGACAACTCCGTGGAGATGATGGGCTATGAGACTCCATATGCCATAGCCGACAACATTTCTATCACCGAAATCACCTAGACGGGGGTAGATGTTGGATGAAGATTCACGAGATAGACAATTCGCTGAACAACCTTGGCAAGACCGTCCTGTGGCAGTATGACCGGGCGGTTCGGCTATTGTCCGTGATGAAGCACATGCAGGTTCTCTACCACTGCGCCGTGGAGCAGTTCTGGCAGTTCTGGACTGAGAAGGTTCTGGCAATAGACACTTGCGGTGCATTGGGATGTTCCGTATGGGGAATCTTCCTCGGAGTGCCGAGACCTACGGTGAAGGACGAAGACGGGAAAGACCGTCTCATTGTCACGTCAGTATACAGGCGAATCCTCAAGGGCGCTTTCTATCTGATGAAGACCAGCAGTTCGTTCGGCGACATACTTGGGTATCTCGAAATCGTGTTCGGGGTTGGCGGAGAAGAGAACCTGTCAAAGTGGTCTGTGTACGTTAGCGAATACGGATGGACGACGAACATAGACGAACTTAACGACGTGTACAAGAGCGGAATCGCCTATGCCAAGGGCGACATATTCTCATATGACAGGCTAGGGGAGGGAATACTTCGCAACTGGAAATGCACAAGGGACATATCCAAGGCGGAGAACACGTCGTTCGATGCGATAGCCGACTATGTTGTTTCCACAAATGAGCCGACAAATGGA